CGACGAGCTTTTCGACATCCTGGACGCCATCGGCAAGGGCTTCAGCCATACCGAGATCATCTGGGACACGTCGGAGGGCCAGTGGCGGCCGGAGCGGCTGGAATACCGCGATCCGCGCTGGTTCCGCTTTGCCAATCACGACCTCACCACGCCCCTGATGATCGGCGAGACCGGCCAGGAGGAACCTTATCCGGCGTACAAGTTCATCTATGCCCGGATGCGCGCGAAGAGCGGTCTGCCCCTGCGCTCGGGTCTCGCGCGCCTCGCAGTATGGAACTGGCTCTTCAAGGCGTACACCCAGCGCGACTGGGCGATCTTCACCCAGACCTATGGCCAGCCGATCCGGGTTGGCAAGTACGGCCCCGGCGCCGACGAGAAGGACCGCAACACGCTGTTCCGGGCCGTTGCCAACATCGGCGGCGACTGTGCCGCGATCATCCCCGAGAGCATGATGATCGAATTCGTCGAGGCCAAGAGCATCGGCTCGTCGACCGATCACTACGAGCGCCGGTCGGACTGGCTCGACAAGCAGATCTCCAAGGCGGTGCTGGGCCAGACCGCGACCACCGACGCGGAAACCGGCGGCCTTGGATCCGGCAAGGAACATCGCGAGGTCCAGGAGGTGATCGAGCGCGCCGACTGCAAGGCCCTGGCGGCGATCCTCAACCGCGACCTGATCCGGCCGTGGATCGATCTCGAGTTCGGGCCGCAGGCGAAATATCCCCGGCTGAAGATCGCACGGCCGGAGGAGGAAGACCTCAAACACTTCGCCGAAGCGGTCGGCCCGCTGATCGACCGGGGGCTTCAAGTGTCCAAGCCGGCCGTCATGCGCAAGTTCGGCCTGCCCGAACCCAAGAAAGGCGAGGAAATCCTCACCCCGCTGGCCAAAACCGCGGCGCCAGGCGCACCTTCGGCGCCGGGTTCCAGCGCAATGCCCCCGGAGAGCGCCGTTGAATACCCATTGAATACCCATCTCGGTCTTTCGCGGGTCACCGCCCCACTTCAGAGATTGAGCGCCTCAGCGGGCCGCTCTGCGGATCTTGCCGATGCCGAAGATCGCCTCGCGCGGGAGGCCGCACCCGAGATGGGCCAAATGCTGGGACAGATCGAGGCAATGCTCGAGGTGGCGGGATCGCTCGAGGAGTTCCGCGCAACCCTTCTCAGCGCCTACCCGACGCTCGACAGCGCCGGCCTCGCCGACGTGATGGCCCTCGCGCTGATGGGCGCTGAAGCCGGCGGCCGGGCGACGGTGGAGGATGAGGCCGATGTCTGAAACCGACGCAGCGCACGATCGTGCGTTTCAGATCGCGCTCAGTGCATCCGCCCGCGATCTTCGAGAGCTTGGCGCCTGCGTTGAGACAGCGATATCAGCGCATCTGACCCATTCAGAATTTCGGCGACGAGCTTCTCGTTTAGCCGTGTCGAGGATGAACCGGAAATCCAGTCCTGCGGTACCGGAGATGGATCGCCCCGTTCGATCGACTGCCGAATGACGAATATCCAGCAAATCAGCAGCTCTCTCAAAGCGGTCTTGGCCGGGATCGGCCACGTCATCGCCGATTGCGCTTTCAAGGTGCGATTTTCGGAAAGCTTCGCCAGTGCCGCCTCGAAGTCCGGAGTGGTGCTCGATACAGGTTCGCCGGAGAACATCGCTTGCGCAAATCCGAACAGTATCGCTTCGAGATCCTCACCCATGGAGACATGGTAGATGGCACCTCCTGATTCGCCCATTGCCATTACCTTCCGTCGCCCGTTTGCCGAACAGGTCGCGGCCTTCCGTGCGCGCCTGGGTGATCTTGTTCCGACCAGCCGCTGGGACGACATCAAGCGCAGCGCGCACGACCGCGCCTTCATGGTGGCAGGTGCCACGAAGGCCGATCTGCTGGCCGACCTGGCCACCGCCGTCGACAAGGTGATCGCGAACGGCACGAGCCTCGAGGAGTTCCGCCGCGATTTCCGCGAGATCGTCGAGCGCCGCGGCTGGCACGGCTGGACCGGTGAAGGCACGAAGGCCGGCGAAGCCTGGCGGACGCGGGTGATCTACCGGACCAACATGCGCACGAGCTACATGGCCGGGCGCTATGCTCAGCTGACCGAGGGCAATTACGCCTTCTGGGTCTACTTCCACGGCGGATCGGTGGAGCCGCGTCTCGACCATCTGTCCTGGAACGGCATCGCCCTGCCGCCGGGCCATCCGTTCTGGGCCGCGCATTTCCCTCCCAATGGCTGGGGCTGCAGCTGCTCGGTCTCGGGCGCGCGGACCCCTGCCGGCGTTCGGCGCCTGGGCGGTGATCCGGACAAGGAGCTGCCCGACGGCTGGCAGTCGATCGACCCGCGCACCGGCGCGCCCCGCGGGATCGGCAAGGGCTGGGACTATGCGCCCGGCGCCACGGTCAGCGATACGGCTCTGGCCCTGCGAGACCGGCTGGACCGCCTGCCGGACCAGCCGTCGGTCGATCTGATCCAGGACTGGTTACGCGAAGGCTTCGAGGCGTGGTTGAAGGATCCGCGCGGGAACTGGCCTATGGTGCGCCTCTCGGCCGAGGATGCCGCCTCCCTGGGTGCGCAGCGGCGCGTCGCCGATATGAGCGAGGAGACCGCAAGGAAGCAGCTGCGCGAACATCCGGAGCTGACGCCGGCCGAATACGCCATGGCGCAGCTGGCGGTCGACGAAGCAACGCACCGCGTCCGCGACACGCCGCGCAGCATGGTCTTCATCCGCGATGCCGATGACGGCCACCTCGTTGTCGTCAAAGCGACCAGCTCCGGCCAGGGCCTGTTCCTGACAAGCTTCCGGCGGATGAGCGGTGACCCATTCCTGCGCGCTCAGGTCATTCGGCGGTTGCTGAAAAGAGGATGATGCAGGCGGTGGGGCCCCGCTTCCAGCTTTCGCCGGCTACCCCACATAGCGCTCCGATCCGAAGATCGTGCTACGGCCGCGAGAATATTACCGTGTCACGCCTGCAAAGAGGGATATACGCATGATCCGCCACGAACTCAAGGAAGACGAGATCACCGAAGGGCTGGCGCGGCTCGCGGCGGCGCTGACGGACATGACGCCGCTGATGCAGGACCTGGGCGAGCTGATGGTCCGAAGCACGGAACAGAACTTCGCCACCGGCACCGATCCCGAGGGCAACGCCTGGGCGCCGCGCAAGCCCTCGACCCTGGCGGCCTACGCCAAACGCGGCGACACGCCCGGCCCGCGCCCCCTGATCGGTCCCAGCAAGAGCCTCTCGACCACGATCAGCCACGCCGCCACCGCCACGTCGGTCGAATGGGGATCGAACATGATCTACGCCGCCGTGATGCAGCTGGGTGCTGCCCAAGGGGAATTCGGCGCGCGGATCGGCAAGGACAAGAACGGCCGGGATTTCTTCATGACCATCCCCTGGGGCGACATCCCGGCCCGGCCCTTCCTCGGCGTCGGCCCGACCGACCGCGAGAACATCCTCGAGACGATCACCGAATACCTGGCCACTGCCGCCGGGGATTGACGCAGGCGGCACCGCGGATCAGGGTAGCGTGAGTACGGCACTTGTCGTCCGGTCAACCTGTTGACAATGTTTCGGGTTCGGTCCGCGCGGCAAAGATCGCCGCATGGACAAGACACCCATCGCCCTTTCCGTCATCGAACTGCCCGCGCCCAGCGGCGAAGCATCGGTGCCGGAATGGGTCCACCTGATCCCCAAAGGTGAATTCCGCGCCGTCGATGGCCGCGGTCCCTGGCGCTATGAAGACGCGGCCGAAGTGATCCGCCTCAGCTTTGCCAGCCACAAGCGCCTGCATATCGACCTCAACCATTCGACCGAGACCGCCGGCAAGCTGGGGCTAGATGCTCCGGCCGTCGGCTACATCGTCGAGATGGAAGAGCGCGAGGATGGCATCTGGGGGCGCGTGGACTGGACACGTCGCGGCACCGAGCTGCTGTCGGATCGGGCCTATTGGGGCATCTCTCCCGTCATCCTGCCCGACGCCAAGGGCAAGCTGACCGCCATCGCCCGCGCGGCGCTGACCAACGATCCCGCCGTGCGGGACCTCACCCCTCTCAGCAGGAAGGACCAAGATCCCATGCTCCAGAAACTGGCCAAGATGCTCGGCCTGGCGGAGGACGCCACCGAAGAGCAAGTCATGGCGGCGCTCGAAGCCAAGCTCGCAGCCGACAAGCCCGACAGCGAGGCGCTGAGTGCCGCCCTGTCGCCCATTGCCGTGGCCCTGGGCGTCGAAGGCGATGCCACACCCGAGGCGCTCGTCGCCACTGCCAAGGGCCTCAAGGCCGGCGCCGGCGAGCAGGCCGAAACCCTGACGGCGCTGCAGGCCCGGCTCGACAAGCTCGAAACCGGCGGCAAACAGGCCGCCGCCGAAGCCTTTATCGACAAGGCCATCGCCGACAAGCGTGTCGGCGTGAAAGGCGCGCGCGCCGAATACGTCGCGCTGCACGTCCAGAACCCCGAGCAGGCGGAGAAGATCATCAACTCCCTGCCGCAGCTGGGCGCCACCCACACCACCCTCGTCGCTCCGGCGGCGAAGGATGGCGCCATCGCGCTGAGCGCCGAACAGAGCCAGACGGCGAAGCTGCTGGGCATCCCGGCCGATGAATATCTCAAGACGCTCAAGTCCGAGCGTGATGCACAGGAGACGCTCTGATGCCCGCCCTGACCCAGGACCGCAACACCGCCCGCCTTCAGGGCGACAAACGCACCGGCCTTGTCGCCGCGGCCACCACGCTCTTCGCCGGGGCGATCGTGATGCGCAACGCCGCCGGCTACCTGGTCGAAGGCCAGACCGCCACCGGCCTCGTCGGCGTCGGTCGGTCCGAGGCGCGGGTCGATAACAGCGCCGGCGCCAATGGTGATCTTCGCGCGGAGTATCTGCCGGGCGTGTTTCACTTCGCCAACTCGGCCGCCGCGGACGCGATCGCCATCGGCGACATCGGCGCGGTGTGTTTCGCCGTCGATGACCAGACCGTCGCCAAGACGAACGGGTCCTCCACCCGCTCCCCTGCCGGCATCGTCGAGGATGTGGACGCCACCGGCGTCTGGGTCCGCTTCGACGAAGCCCTGACCAACGCCTCCTAAGGAGATCAGACCATGCTGGTGAATGCCGCAAACCTCGACACGCTGCGTGTCGGCTTCAAGACCAACTTCCAGAACGGCCTGGGCCAGGCGCCCAGCATGTGGTCGCGCGTCGCGACCGAAGTCCCGTCGATGACCAAGGAGCAGAAGTACGGCTGGCTCGGCAAGATGCCCAACGTCCGCGAATGGATCGGCGCCCGCGCGGTGCAGAACCTGTCGCAGCACGATTATGCCATCGCCGAAAAGGCCTGGGAACTGACCATCGGCGTCGATCGCGACGATATCGAGACCGATAACCTCGGGATTTACGCCCCGATGTTCACCGAGATGGGCATGTCCACAGGCTCCAAGAAAGATACGCTGGTTTTCGCGGACACGCTGAAGCTCGGTTTCAGCCAGCCCTGCTACGACGGCCAGAACTTCTTCGACACCGACCATCCGGTGCTGGACGAAAAGGGACAGGTGATCTCGGTCGCCAACACCGACGGTGGTTCCGGCGCACCTTGGTTCCTGATCGACGACAGTCGTGCGCTGAAGCCGATCATCCTGCAGAAGCGCCGCGACTTCGAGTTCGTCGCCAAGGACAAGCTCACGGATGACGCGGTGTTCAACAACAAGGAGTTCCAGTACGGGGCCGACGCGCGCTTCAATACTGGCTTCGGTTTCTGGCAATTCGCGTGGGGCTCCAAACAGACGCTGAACGCGGCCAACTACGCCACCGCACGCGCCGCGCTGCAGGGCATGAAAGGCGATTACGGCCGCCCGCTGGGCATCATGCCCAAACTGCTGGTCGTGCCGCCCGCGCTGGAAAGCGCCGGCCGCAAGATCCTCAACTCCGAATACGCCGCCGGCGGCGAGACCAACGAGTGGAAAGGCACTGCCGAACTGCTCGTGGTGCCGTGGCTGGCATAAGGGAGGGCCTTGCGATGACCGAGAAGACCGCAGAGCGCGAGGCGCTGGAGGCCAAGGCCAACGAGCTGGGCGTCAAGTTCGCCGCCAACATCGGCGACGAGACCCTGGCCGCACGCGTGGCCGAGGCAGAGGCAGCGCGGGGGGCTGCCGCCGGATCGGACGCGTCCGAGACGGCGCCGGCGGGGGCTGAGGGCGCTCCCGCCGGGACCGCTGCGGACCTGGCGCAGGACCAGGGCGCGGAAGTGGCGGCGATGGTTTCCCAGGCGAAAGAGCTCGGCTTGGGCATCGCCGACATGATCGAGGTGATCGGACCGCGCCAGGGCCGCCGCCGCGCCGGCCGTGCCTTCGGGCCGGAACCGGTTCTGATCCCGATGGACGAGCTGACCGAGGCCGATCTTCAGGCGCTCGAGGACGATCCGCTGCTGATCGTCGCCTGGCATCCTGCCATCGCCGCGGCGGACTGACCGCCGCATCAAGGCGAAACCTTCCCCGGCGGCGATGGCACTCCGCCGCCGAGCCTTTCCTGACCGAGGACACGAGACGTGGCTTACACTTCGCTTGCAGACCTGATCGACCGGCACGGTGAGCGCCAGCTCATCGGTCTCACCGATCGCGGCGACGTGGCCACCGACACGATCGACACCGACGTGGTCGATGCGGCGCTGGCCGATACCGATGCCCTCATCAACGGGCACCTGGCGGCGAAATACCAGCTGCCGCTCAGCACGGTCGACCCGCTGATCCGCGACCTGGCCAAGGCCATCGCGATCTACAAGCTGCATGTCTATGAGCCCAACGGCAAGATCGTCCAGGATTACAAGGACGCCCTGGTCACGTTGCGCGACATCGCCCGCGGCGTGGTCCAGCTGCGCGCCGACGGCGTCGCGCCGGCGACCACCGGCGGCGGCGGCGCGCAGGTCACCGACCGCGAACGCCCGATGACCGAAGACAGTCTCAAGGGGTTCATCTGATGATCGACGACGTCATCGCCCGCCTCGAGGCGCAGGTCGCAGAGCTGCAGAGCCGCACCTTCGGCGCGGCCGAGTTCACGACGCTGATGCAGCGCAAGAGCCTGCCCGCCTTTCCCGTCGCGGCCTACGTCCTGCCGCTGGGATTGCAGGGCAGCGCCGCGACCGCTGCCGCCGGTCGGTTCATCCAGCCGATCCGCGAGAGCATCGCGGTGGTGCTGATCGTGAATTCGCTGGACCAGCTGGGTGCCAGGGCGCTGCAGAGGCTGCACCCGATGCTGCGAGAGATCATCGAGGCCGTCGCCGGCTGGGCGCCGGGCGACGAAGCCGGCGTATTCGAGCTGACGCGCGCCAACATCATCGATCCGGGCGTCGGGCGCCTCGCCTACCAGATCGAATTCTCCATCTCCGACCAGCTGAGGATCTTCTGATGCCCAAGACGAAAAAACCCGCTCTGCCCCAGTCCGGCGGCAGCTATCTGCGCGACGACAAGGGCCAGCCGCGCCCCACCGCCGAATCGAAGAGCAAGCCTGCCCCGGAAGGCAGGGCGTCCCAGACATCCGAGGAGGCGTAAATGTCGCTGTTCTTCCGCAAGAAGACCTTCCTGGCAAAGATCGAGACCACCTACGGCACCGATGCTGTTCCGACGGGTGCTGCCAACGCGATCCTCGCCACGGAAATCGCAATCCGCCCGATGGAAGGCTCCGACCAGGACCGCAACCACGACACGGTCTATCTCGGTGCGTCCGGCACGATCCCCTACGATCTGCACATGGTCATGACCTTCAAGGTCGAACTGGCCGGATCGGGCACCGCCGGGACCGCGCCCGCCTGGGGACCGCTGATCCGCGCCTGCGGCGTGGCGGAAACCGTCGACGCCGGCACGGACGTCACCTACAACCCGATCTCCGGCGCCTTCGAAAGCGCCACCTTCTATCTCAATATCGACGGGACGCTCTACACACTAGTGGGCGCGCGCGGCAATTGCGAGATCACCGTCAACGCTTCGGGCATCCCCTATCTGGAGTTCACCTTTACCGGGCTCTGGACCAAGCCGTCGGCGCAGGTGTTGCCCACCGTGAACTACGACGGTTTCCTCAAGCCGCTGATGGCCTCCAAGGCCAACACGCCCGGCTTCACGATCAATGCGGCAAACCACGTGTTGCGCAGTTTCAAGCTGGGCTTCGGCAACGAGGTCGAGCCGCGCTTCCTGATCGGCTCCGAAGAGATCGCCATCGTCGATCGGTCGGACATGATCGAGATGCAGATCGAGGCGACGCCTCTTGCGACGCTCGACCCCTTCGCCCTGGCGCGGGACCAGGCGACGGTCGAGATCGACCTCGTGCATGGCACCGCAGCCGGAAACATCTGCGCGCTCAACATCCCCACCGCCCAGATGCAGCGCCCCCAGGGCGTGACCGAGGCGCAGAAGATCAAGGAATGGCCGCTCCGGCTGAAGCCCTTGCCGGGTGCCGGAAACGACCAGTGGACCCTCACCCTCACCTGACCCTGCAAGGACCCCCGCCCATGTTCAAGATCGCGAAAACGCCCCGCTTCACCCATGTCGTGCCGATCAAGGTGCCGGTCGACGGCGGCTTCGACGAACAGACGATCCGCGCCACCTTCGAGGTGATCACCGACGACGAGTTCGCCAGCTTCGACACCATGACGGCCGAGGGGCTGAAGGACCTGGTCCGGAAAATCCTCGTGCGCCTCGACGACATGGTCGACGAGCAGGGCAAGCCGCTGCCCTATTCCGATGATCTGCGCGACCAGCTGCTGGAGCTGCCCTATATGCGCCTCGGCCTGCTGCGTGGCTACCAGTCGGCGATGATCGGCGCCAAGGCGGGAAACTGAGGTGGGCCGGGCGCGCCTGGGCGCTCGGCGAGCTCGAGGATGATACCCGTGCCGACGAGGAACTGGCGAAAGACGCCGCCTTCTTCGGTATCCCTCTCGAGTTGCTCACCGCGGACCGCCGGGACGATGACGGCGTCTGGCCCGATCACGTTGCCGCCCTGCGCGCCTTCCTCGCGGTCCAGAGCCAGTGGCGCGTCACGCTCGGCCCGCGCGGCTGCGTTCACCACGGCCTGGACTACGCCGGCGCGGAGGCCGGGCTGCGCCTTGCCGGGATCGATCCGGACCCGGATCTCTGGACGCAGGTGCGGATCATCGAAAGCGGTGCTGAAGCCGCATTGAACGAGGCTTGAAATGACGTTCCGGTACGCAGTTTCGCTGGTCGCGGATGGCAAGCAGGCCAAGGCCGAGATGCAGTCCGTCGCCCGCGAGGCGCGGGACGTCACAAAGGCGTTCGACGCGATCTCTTCGAAGGGTCGCGGTGCCGCCACCGCGCTCGATGCCATGGGCGACGAGGCGCTGCAGACCGCCGGCGGGCTGGACGCGGTCGCCGCCGCAGGTGACCGCGCCGCCCAGGGCGCCCGTGGCGTCACGGAAAGCCATATCGTTGCTGCAGGGTCCGTCGGCAACCTTACAGCACAGTTCAACGACATCGGCGTGATGCTGGCCGCCGGCCAGAACCCGCTTCAGCTCGCGATCCAGCAGGGCACCCAGATCGGCCAGGTGTTCCAGCAGTCAGGCGCCACGGGCCGCGACGCATTCAAAATGCTACTGAGCGGCGCGACGGCGATGCTGAGCCCGATCAACCTGATTACCATTGGTTCGATCGCGGCCGGTGCGGCGATGTACCAGTGGCTGAGTTCCTCGGCCGAGGAAGCCGAAAGCGTCGAGGATATCCTCGAGCGGCTGGGCTCCAGCATCGACACTGTGCGGGACCGCGCCACGCGCTCAGCTTCTGAGATCCGCGACGAGTTCGGCGATATCTCGCCCGAGATTGCGCGAATGCTGCGGGATCTCAACACGATCGGGCTCGACCAGCTGATCTCTGACGCCGAAGCGGCCAGCGATGCCTTGGCCGGGCTGTCACCCGATGCCTTCGGCCAGAATTCCCGCCGCATGGCGCGGACGGGCCGCGACGCAACCACGATGGGGCTGCAGCGCGACTTCGACGCGCTTGGAGCGGCCTCCGGCATCAACGAAAGCCTGGCAGCGCTGGAGCGCGTCCAGTCCACGATGCGGGGTGTGGCCGCCGAGCCCGGGCAATGGACTGACGCGCAACGCGAGATCTACGAGCAGACCGTCGTTGTAGAGGAAGCACTGCGCAGGGCCTCAGAAGCTCAGCGGCTCTCGTCGCAGCAAGCTAGCGTCGAACAACAGCGGCTCCTTGATCTCGAACAGGAGTTCGTGAACGCCTATCTGGAAAAGGAATCCCGCGCACAGGCCATTCTGGTCAGTCTGCGGGAAGAGAACGAGATCCGGCGCCTGACACTTCTTTATGGCGCCGACAGCATCGAAGTTGCCGATGCCATGTTTGCCGCCAAACGGCGCGCACTTGAAGCTGACATTGAAGCGCTTGGGGTCACTGGCGATCTCACCGACGAGATGCGCCGCTCTTTAGAAACAGGCCTCGCTTTTTCACGGCTCG